ATTATTGCCACGATGATAATTTTGATGTATAATGTATATATGCTAGTGCTCACTGAATATCTGGCCAGTGAGCATGATCTAGACCTACTGAATATCTGGCCAGTAGGTTGAACCTATCCCTAGATTGTGACCCCGGCCTCCGATGGAGGGGGGGACCCGCGATCAACGGATAATCAAATGCCCTATAGATGGCGTCCCGGCCTCCGATGGAGGGGGGATATGCATCTGTAGGGCATTTTCTTATCTCTCGATCCCGGCCTCCGATGGAGGGGGGACCCAGAGATAAGAAAATGCCGGGGGCCCATCGTGGGGGCTCCCGGCAACACAGTAGTAAAAAAGGAAGGAATACCCCCAGTATAACATATGGAAACAAAATATTCAAGTAGCGGATTCGAACCTCGTCCATCTTATCACGCCATGTATATTATGCTAGGCGGGGCCCGCCGTTATCTCGCGGCTGCCACTATTCGTACCAATGCCAGTGGCTACCAGTACGTTCTCGCTAAGGAGAACAAGCGACTATTCGACTATCTCGAGCAGTGCCGCTTCTTCGCGTTCCACTGCACTAACCTTCGTAAGGAGCTGGTATATGTTCACCAGATAGTCCTCTACATTGATAGGCGGCCCGCCGCTGGTTGGAGACGAGAACGCCGCGGTGAGGTCTGCCGCGCGGGCCTCATGGAAGTACATCACCTGGATGGTGATACCTCTAACAACGACTATGGTAATCTCTGGTACGTGAGCCCCATCGAGAATAAGCTCCTGGCCTACGCTACTCAGAATCCTGAGGTTATCGCTGACCCCTCTCAGTGGGTAGTGCACTACGGTACCGATAGTGGTGATATACGCCCCCTCGCTCAGTTCACCCGCCTGCTTGAGCGCACACTACAGTGCACTATGATGCGATTGGGCCTCGATTGGGCTCAGGAGAAGGTGCAGCGCTGGTGGCGGGGCCTACCCACTGATGCAGCTCGCCATCTCATGGCTGGCCTTAGATCTACTATCGATCCCCTACTTGATATCTTCAGGAGGGAGCAGGCTGCTTACGTGTGACGCTGTTGCTATGAGGCTGTACTCACAATTACGACGGGCCCCTCTACCTCTCGGCTCTATCCCTTATAGGGGCTGTTTACTTATAAGGAGCGGGGCTGTTCGGCGGTAGCTGTTGTCTTATTATTTATTAAATCATCACATAAGTCCTGACAACAGTACATCACGTACTGACTGACGGCAAACGCGCTGTCCCCCATCATGATGTACCCGTCCTCGCTATCCTTCTTAATTAGACCGCTCTTCAGTAACTCCTCTGCTTCCTCTCTAGTAATGGGAGAGAGGTACCTACCATCCTTTGCTCGTATTGTGTATTTAGTTTGCATATGATTTGTTTAGTCTAGTACTGCTTGCCCGCGTGGCTCTCTCTCTAGCCGCATTTATTATCTTATTGTCTAGTTCTCTGTAAAACTCGTGGTCCCCTAGGGCCATGAAGTAGCCCATCGCTTCTACTAACTCGGGCCTCTCTCGGAAGTATTCTACTCTTCCTCCTCCCTCTAGATACCTCCCCAGTAATATCGCGATCTGCACCTCCTCATCATTGGCCTCTATCCATAGGCTCTTGAACGCTGTTGTACATATATTAATATCGTGGCCCATCTCTCGGGCCTTCGTTAATGTGTATCTCTCTAGTAAGGCGTATCGCATTAGAATGGGGAGATGGGCAGGGCCATACTCCTCTAACCATTCTGCTATTACCTCTAGTGCTGTATTTAGTTTCAATGTATTACGCGCCCTCTGGTATGAGCGGGGTTGGCCCGCTAGTAGCCGCGGGCCGTGTAATTTATAGCTAGGCTACTCTAGCTCTCTATTAACACTGGTGAGTTACATGGTCACCTTTTGGAAGAGCACATTTATATCTCCCTCGTGAATGAGGGTGTCATCACTACTACAGGCCTCATAATAAACGGAGTCAATGTCGTCCTCCATGATTATGATATTATCCTCAGCCGTGGGTTCTTTGATTTTACATTCAATCACCATCGTGATGAATGGGTTATCATCTCCATACATCTTGTAGCCATCGGCTACGCTTTTGGTTATATAATTGCTATGCGGGAACACTAGGTTGACAATCATACCAATGGCCAGCTCACTGATATCAATAGGACGGCCGTTTGCTAACTCCAAGTAATAGTCTTGTGCTCCAACGCAAGTTCCAGTTAATACGGCGTTGCCGCTGCGGTTAGTCGTAAATGTAACTTGTTTGGTTTCACTCGAACGGGTTAATTTGATTCTTAGTTTCATTCTTGGTTTCATGGCAGTCCTACTTAATTATTTGATGGGGTGACCCTCTACCTAGTAGAGGGTCACTCTTCCCCTCGGCGGGCCGTGTAATTTATACTCTAGCTCTCTATTAGTGTCTCTCTTGGAGAGTTACCTTACGGTTGAACCAGTTGGGAGCACCTGAAGTAGGAGCACTTGCTTCACGCGCTGCTCCACTTGCTCCCTTAGTTTCTGCCTTCTTATTGAAGAGCATATCTAACTCATCCTCGGTCACGAGGGTATCATTATTCATCGCCTCATAATTAACTGATGTGATGTCTGCCATCATGATTATGAGGTTACCTTCAGCCGTGGGCTTCTTGGTCTTACATTCAATCACCATCGTGATAAATGGGCTACCGTTTCCATATTCCTCATAGGCCGAGGCTATACTCTCGACTGCACTCTGAGCATCGCGCGAAGAGAATACTACATTGACAGTTAGCCCGACGGCTAGATCACTAGCGTCGACAGAACCACCGTTTGCTAGCTTCAAATGATAGTCAGAGGCCCCCACACAGGTGCCGGTTAGCACCGCGTTGCCCTTTTCGGTGAAGGTAAAGGTGACCTGCTTGTTTGATGTTTTACGAGTTAATTTGATCTTGAGTTTCATAATACACCTCGGTTAGTTGGTTAATTGATAAGGCGGGACCTGGTGCCCCTTAGTGGTGCGGCCACTCTTCTCCGCGGCGGGCTCCGTAGTATGGCCATACTTGACGGCTGGTCCCCCCTGCGGGGGCCTTCTTCATCTCCAGACATGCCTTGGATACAAGAACTACTAGTTCTTTATATCGCGGCTTAATGGCTAGACTATATAGATGAATGGGGTAGCTAGACATTTCCTACCTCCCCTATCTTCCAGTAGCTCTTCCCGCCTACTCGACTCTCTACACCATTAGGTGATAGTATGATACGCGCATTGCTCCGCTTGGAGCTCGATAGATAGAGCGCGCGGGCGAGGAATGCTACGATTACTAGTATTGCTACACTATGTGTGATGACCAGCACTGCCATCATGAACATGAACAGTGATAGATACGCTACGTGACGCGCATCTAATTCTATAGGCTTCATATAGCTCTCCGGCGTATGTAGTTAATGGATGGGTACACCCAGTGCCGCCGATTAGGCCGCAGTCGATGTCCCCTAGTGCCCCACTGGGGCCTAGTATTACACTAGGAGACCCATTGGCTTATATAACTGACGACTATTAGTATGGGGAAGGGTAGCATCTTATCTATTCCTGATATCTCCTCTACCATATACATCAGTCCTAGACATACGGCCCCCGGTAGGAATAGAATACTAACGTGAGCCGATGCCATCAACACGACCAGCGCGGCCGCCGTTACACCTAGATTGATAAGGCGAGTGGGGCCGGCGTGTAACCAGCGTTGCCACATAGGGCTCCTTATCATCCAGATGGTCAGCCAATAGGCTGATAAGAATAGGGGCATCAGTAACACTACTACGCCGACGAAGGCGGGCCAATTCAACTGGTCTACATCCGTTAGGGCCAGATAGGAACTCATGGCATCTCGCCCACTACTATTACCTAACATGACTAGTCCCAATGATATGCCCCGCACTACCGCTTCGAGATAGGATTCAGTCTTACCATCAGGGGCGGCTGCGGCTACAGGTAACCCAATAGCCAGGAATGGTCCTAGTGATATAGCGATGCCCAGCGCATTGCTGGTCTCACAGTCCTCAGTCTTACGTCTAGCGGGGCGTATTAGGCTGGCCATAACGTAGCCCCCCATACCCAGGACGGTAGTAGCGTGGGGCTGACTATGTAGGAACCATAGGAAGATAGCCGTGATAATGGCTAGACCTACCATCTCGACGCGGCCCCAGCACTGCACTAATATAAAGATGGCCATCATTAATGGCGTCATCCACATATGAGATACACCGAGGTATTGGTCCATAACTATTATGCCTAGACTGGCTATTATGCCACCAATTAGGCTGGTGATGCGTATTAACAGCGAAGCCGATGCGTCATATCCGCTAGTGGCGGTAACTACCCTCATACCAGTGAAGGCCGGGTTACTCATGCGGGCCTCACTGGTTATAGTACCAATTATCACTATAGCTAATACGCCCATCGCGTTATCGCCGCTTATTAACGGCATAAGCGCCATTAGCAGTATCTCGATACTAAGATATGGTATCAGAGATACTATGAGGGCCATCAACCCTAATACGATTGTCATGCGACTTACCCTAAGGTAATGTTTTAAAGGTAACGTTAATTAACGTGCCGTTACTAACGTTACCCGTTACTTGTATAAACTTAAGGCTGCGTACTCCTTCAACTGAGATAAGTACGCTGCATCTGCTAGTGCCTACGTCCTCGTATAGAAGGGCATAGGCATGATTGGGTAGGAGAGGGTTAGAGTATGTAGTGCTCTTAACCCAGGCCTTCCTAATTGTCACGTAGGCGCCATTATAGCGCCTTATATCACATAGCTCTACTGGTATGGGCGGGGGCCTTCTCCCTAGTATAAGGGCGAGTAGTGTATCTAGCACGTTTTATGGCCTCATTGAACTTGGTCTCGTTAACGAAGGTCATACTATACACTACACCTTGGTCCCATTCGATGATGGCGTATACGACACCGCCGTGCCGTAACGCATAATCGATGGCCCGCACGTCGAGCGCATCTACTTTTAGGCTGAGGTTAGTTATAGCATAGTAACCAGAACCAGGTTCGGTCTCCCGTAAGGGTTCTCTTAGCTCAATGAAACGCTTCTTGAGCCTAGGGTTGGCCCCACTATCGTAGTCTAAATAGCTACGACGATAGGTGCCCTTTAATTCACCATTCATCATTCTCCCTCGTATAGTTAACCACTCGCCTATCTCAGGCGGGGGCCCATCTAAGGATATATACACATAACAGCCTCCCCTATTAGAGGCAAGCAAGGGATCGGTGGATGTGATTACCTTAACTCTATCTACTACCTTGCTATTATTAGCACTACATATGGAAGGCCTCGCCTTCGATAGGTTAGATGCTACGCCAGCGAATGCAGCTACGACGAGTGCCATTATTGCATATATTATTAAGGCACTTAAGGGCTTTCTTCCCATCTGCTGCACTCCTTAACAGAATATACTTCTTTATCCCGTACCCAAGAAGGTACCTTCTCCAATTCGGACCGAACTACTGGAGTTCCCCAATAGTAATGCCCGTCAGAGAATTGACCCATACATGGGTCTTGGCCATTACGACGGGCGCATGATAGGCAGAGGCTCATTTTTTACTCCCTAATTACTTCTTTAATTGGTTAAAAACAGCAATTTCTTCTTTGATACTTTCCTCTGTTCTTTGTGCAAGAACTTCTATTGCTTGAGGCAATAACTCAGTAATACACTTACAGGCCTTGTCATATCTTTTAACACAAATCCAGTGACCATAGTAACAGTTTTCAGGGTCTGTTACATATTTGACTGCAAAAAATAACCACTGGCAATTAGTGTAATTTATTTCTGCAACGAAACCGTACGAGAAATTATAGAAATCACATTCTTCTTCAGAGGCATTAAATACCTCTAAGACCCGATTCTGAAACTCTTCATATGACAGCAATTGTTTCTCTGCTAATGCTTTACTCTGAAGCTCTTCAAATGACAACATAACTTTTTGTTGATAGATTAAATCTTGATTACTGCTCCTACAGATTTTTAAAATTGTGAGAGCCTTGTGGTACTTTCTGTAACGTAATTGTCTCACCAAACTTTGCAAGCATTGCGGTTTGGCAAGCTTTTACGTCCTCAGCTTCGCATTTTTCTATCAATTTATTTTCTATCCATTTGTCCGCCTCGATAATCTCAGGATGCCATTTGTAAATATATGGTTTGCACTCTTCTACAAATTGCCCCAATTGCCACGTAAACGGCAAATCGTCAGCCATCCATCCTAATATTTCGTATATTTGATCGATGCCGTTACCTTCGCTTGCGTCTTTTGGTTCTGTCAGTAATCGTCCACTAGTAACACTTAGAACTGCTAGTGTTGGGAAATCTTTTGTAAGCTCTTCAAATGACAACATAACATAACCTCTATTATTTGATTGCTGATAACAAAGTTTTCATTTTGCTTTCCTAAAGGTAATATACCATCCGCAGCCCGCCGCTAATATCGCACCAATAACCGCACCGTAAACTCCCGCAATCGATCCACCTAGTGCTGCACCTCCCACCGTTACCACCATCAGGTGATCAGCTTTATCCCAAAATCGAGGGGAATCAGCACCTTCGCGATCAAGGTCGACGCAGACTACCCGAAAACCGTTAAGGAAGTAGCGGTTGTCGCGGCGGATGAGGTTGATGCGAAACGCGGAACGGCAGAAAGTAGGATTGTTGCCCCAGGAACCGCCCCGCATGACAGAATATGTGCCGAATCTGCTCTTTCCATCAATATTTTCCTCTTGATTATTATCAAGCCAAACACTACCGTCACTAGGCGCACCGTCATAGTTATCATGCCAAGTATCAGCACACCATTCCCAGACATTGCCGTGCATATCGTACAGTCCGAAGGCATTGGGTGTAAATTGTCCCACGGGAGTTGTTTCGCTGGCGTCATAGTTAGCCAATTCCCCTGTAATGGTTTCCCCAAAGTAGAATGGGGTAGTAGTTCCAGCACGACAAGCGTATTCCCATTCCGCTTCACTCGGTAGTCGGTATTCCCTTCCCGTCAGTATCGATAATCTCGCACAAAATTCAACGGCATCGTACCAGTTGACTTGTTCTACGGGGCGGCGATCACTATCGGGACGGTCTTTAAAATAGGCTGGGTTGAGATCAAGGTCTCTTTCAACTTTTAAATCTGTGCGAGAGGCAACCTCTTTCCACTGAGCCTGAGTGATGGGGTATTTACCCATGAAAAAGGGTGGGACACTTACTTGATGTTGAGGGTGTTCATCATCAAAACTATATTTCTCATTTGGCGATGAACCCATCAGGAAAGTTCCCCCTGGGATAGCAACCATTTCTAAGGTTATGTCGTTGCCCAAATCTTCCCCGAAGGGTTGTTCTTTAAACTGTCTTCTATTCTGTTCGACGCCCTGTCTAGATATTATTGTGTGTGGTGTAGCGTTCATTTCCTTCTCTCTGTAGTAGAACGGTTTATACGCCTCTCTACCAGTAGAGAGGCGTATATCAGCCGACCTCCGATAAGGTCAGCTGATTCTTATTCCATAGGATTGGTGCTTGCGGCAGGGGTCGTCGCCGCCCACTCTGCATCGTTATTTGCAGCAGCGGCAGCAGCTTGTGCAGCTTGTAGCTGAGCAGTGCGCTCTACTTGCCGGCGCTTCTGCCGATCATTATTCTGAGACCGCGCCTTTGAGAACCAGTTATCCATCTCATTCTTTGAATCAAAGCCTCGACCGCTAATGGAAGTATGATTGACCTCCATGCCTACCAAGGCCATAGCGTAAAAGACAATGCTATTGACTTCCTCACCGTTTACGGTGAGTTCGGATAAGATGGGCTCCCCGACCTCGAAGAGAACGGATAAGCCCGCTCCTACCATGCCTTCAGCGCCATCAGAGATAATCTCAAATTGGTCCGGTGTTACCCGGACTTCAACTGTCATATCAACAAGCTGGTCGTTAGCAATTGGGAAACCCTGGCGGGTAATATTGTTAGTCCGCGCGACTGTGCCTACTAACCGTACGCTCCCATCGGAGCATGGTTTGTTCCAAAAGCGTTCTGGAAGGAACTTAGTTGTAAACGCTATTGAGAAAAGCAGTTGCGCTTTGGATTCCTGTGGTTTAGGTTCTGCTACCGCTGCTTTGAATGCTTCTATAGGGGATAGAGTAGTAGTGGTTTTGGCGGTGGTTCCTGCGGTGGTTTTGGCGGCGCGTTGTGTTCTCATGGCTAGCTAATAGGTAATAATGAGTAATTAGAGGTTATATCCCTCCGTTGGGGAGTGGTATCGACTACTTTCGCAGCTCGAGTACCATAAGCCCTCCCCAACGGAGTGGCTAGAGCAGCTAGTGCAGCTATAGTAGTTATCACGACTAGTGCGACACAAGCCCCTCTGTTGGGGAGTGGCACTGGCTACTTTCGCAGCTCGAGCCCTGTAGGCTCTCCGCTGGGGAGCAGCTCGAGTACCATAAGCTCCTCCGTTGGGGAGTGGCTAGTATAGCTATGGTAGCTATCGCGACAATAGCTCTTCTGAAAGGGAGTGGCTAATGAAACTAACGCAGCTCTTGCTGGGTGCTTAGGGAGTACCCAACAGATAGTTTATTGCCACCGCTAATAGAATTCGCCGTCACGAGCATAAGCCGCCGCTAGTAACATTCGCTGTCATGGGCAATACCAGATACTACCTATCATATGGAGTGGAGAGCTCCACTAAAAGAAAAAGGGGCCAGGTGGCCCCAGGGGTCATATGACCCCATTGTAATTAGAATTCAGGATGATCTTCAGCTTCAGCGAGTTCTAGTTTGTAGTCGCCGAGGTTGAGATGTACAGCAGTTGCAATTTCCAACAGCTGCTTGAGTTGGGGGTTCCTGACATAGTTAGAGAGTTGGAACTCACTTACCATGTCGAACACACTAACGGGGACGATATCATCAGCGCCATAACTGGCCGCGTCATCCTGGGTCATAGGAACCACAGGATCATGGCCCTGGCCAGTACGACGGAAGGCTCCGTATATGGCAGATGACATGATAAGGCTCTCGCGAGCGAAGTTGCCCCGTTCGAGAGCGCCGTATGTGAGAGTACGGGCGCGGGCCTTTATAAGCTGGTAGATTACGGCGGGCTCCTTAGCTAGTTTAGCAGGCATAAGGTCAGCCATAACCCGAGCAGGAGGTACACCACTTCCTTGGCGATCCGTATCCGCAAGCTTAGTGGAGTTGGCAGAGTAGTATAACCCGTCTTGTGATGACTTATACATAGGTACGCCAGCTGCCCAGGCGCGAGCTGCTTGCACTAAGGTAGCCATGAAGATCTTAGCCTCAGGGGTATAGCCCCCGAGACCCATGCTTTCATAGACGAAACGCCAAGCGATAACACACGCTTTAAGTGCGTCGGTATCAACGCCGCTAGCGCGATACATACTATCCCAGGTTTGGAACGCAAGTGCGGAACAGATACCATAGCCAACACCTACGGCCACTTTGTAGTGCATATGCACCTCAGCAGCGTCGCTGACGTACTTATCGACAGCGATAGCAGTAGCTACAGGCTTATCCCACTTAGTGAGGGATTTCTTGCCCATCTTATCTTCATAGCTCATGAAGGCGAAGAACGGCAGGTCATCTGCTTCGTAGCAGTAGAAGTAGCCACCCATGCCCATGAGACTATCATTGATAGTGGGAGCACTCTCAGCATCGATGCTATACTTGTGAGCATTAATGCCGCCGCACTGGTCACCATCAGCATCGCCTTCGTTAACGGCGTGCCATAGGAGAGGGTTGACTGTGTAGTGTGCGATAAAGGCATCAGTAGCAGAGAACTTAACGCGGCCGCATAGGACGAAGCCCATAGGAGTCCGTTGTATCCCAATAACCTGACCTTCTTCGATGCCAAGCATACGCACCATAGGGCAATCGGGGTGCATGAGAATTACAGGCACGCCATCAGCACTATGAAGCAGCGGGCTATAGCTGGTCTTGACCTTACCAACGACCACATCGCCAGCGCGGGCCATACTTTTCAGAATGCTTTTGGATTTAACCATGGTGTTACACCATGTGCGTAAACCGCGGCTGACCTTAGCGGTCATGGAGTAGATTTTACTATCCAAACCGCTTTGGTCTTCAATTCCTACATCAGTAACGTAGGCCAACAGTGTCAAGAGGTCTAGCATAATACCAGTAGCGGAGGCGCCAGAGAAGGTACCGAACGCGCTTAGGGCCTTACCATTGATATGAAGAGAGACCTCATTACCGTTATTCTGGGCAACGATATCCACTCCATCTGGATAGATGGTAGCAAAACGCTCTAGCAGTTTGCGGTCACTGCCGGGGGTGCTATCAGAAACGTAGTTGTTAACTACGCCGATAATGTTCCGTAGATGGTCACGCCCCTCAGTAGTGCTGATGTTAATGTGAGCAGCACAGTCTTTAGACGTGATCATACTAACTATGGACATGACGTTATCGTACTTAACCTCCTCCATGAGTGCTTCGCCCCAAGAGCGGTTCTGTAGAGCCACAATACCCACCTGTTCCATAGTCATTTTGGAGAATGCTACGGACTCACGAGGAGTGGCTATCTCGATATCGTATGGCAGATAGCCGTATATAACCTCTACTGTTTCTTCGATACGGACGCTGGTATCGTCTATATCGATTACCTTGATGTCATCGTTAGCGACTACAGACGAGATGGAATCCCACAGGTCACGGGCCATATCAAAGGAAATGACCTCTTTAACACTGTTGGCTCGAGCCCACTCAGTAAAGATATTAGTCTTAGCCATGAGATCAATGACTTCACCACCATCATCGATGGTGAGAAGCGCCCCCTCAGGAGTATAGGTGCAGCCGCCCTTCTCAATGGCGAACATCTCTATGAGCGCGGGCCACCCCTTGGTGGTCTCGTTATTTAGGATGATATCCCAGGGTTGAGATAGTCCCTCAACGTCATAGGGAAGAGTAGTAAGCTTCTTACCTAGACCGCGGAGTTTGAGGGCCTGGTCACGCCCTACCATCTCAGTCTCAAGTCGAATAGTGACGCTATCAGCGCGGCCCTCGACGCCATTACGCGTGACAGTCCCGCCTATTACACGGATATCCTGCGCGAATGTCTCGTTCTTCACTATGCAGTACTTGCCCTGCATAATGCTAATGATAGGGTTACCAGGAGCATAGACCTGACCCTTCGCTTTCTCTATCTTGCCTTCGATGACTTCCATGAGTTTACTCGTGGGGTCATCTAGATCAGCAGCCATAAGAGCGCGAACTGAGCTAGGAATACGGAGTACGTGAAACTCCTTAGTAATGGTCTTCGGTACAGTATATTCGAACTCAAGGTCGCGACGTATAGCAGCAACACCACTGCCAAAGCCAAAGCGGCTATTGGTGAATGCGGTGCGTAGATAGAGGCCACCACCACAACTATAGCTACCATCACCTAAATCAACGCGAAGTAGGCTATCACGACGACCTACCACCTCAGCACGGGTGTATTTACCCGAGCTAGGTGGACGGTTGTATACCTTAGTGGGCTTGCTGAAGTCATGGATGGAGTATATCTTACCATCCTTAAGTCCGAGGAACATGGCCTTGGCGCCCTTACCTACAGCAATCCATTTCGCATTGTACTTATCAGGTGCTGATATAATGCCGGCTTTGAGCGACAATTCAAGATCGCTGGGTGCGAGGCCAACGTTCTCCACTTGCAGGAACGGGAAGGCCTTATCCCAAGGCTTGAAAACAACAGGACGGGTCATACAGCGATTAATTTCAAACAGAGACTGACCCTCTTTAGGCTGAGCGCCATAGTTGATGTCCTCGCGCCACAGGTTAGTTACCTCATTGAGGATAGCACGCGCACCAGTGGCGTTATGCACTACCTTCATACAGAGTGCTACAAGGGCTACGCGACCACTGTAATCTTTGCCCCCTACTTTAACTAGTTCATTAGCGATGCGACTCTGACGACCATCATTGACGCTACCTGTACTAAAGTTGAAGGTAGTGTTGCGGTTATTACCCTTAATGACAACACAGGGACCCTCAACACTAACAATACGGTGCTGTTTGACACACAGACAGCCTACGAGAGCGGCCAGGTCATCACCAGACCACGTAGCTAAGTTAGTGAGGAAGTGCTCACTATACATGCTAACTAAACATTCGGTCTTAGTAGTATAGGTATGCTTGTCGTCTTCATAGGGAATAGACTTAGTTACACCTAAGTTAATGACCTTAGGATTCATTTTAGAATCCGTGGTGTAAACGACCCGGTGGTCTAGAAGCGCAAGGAACTTCTTAGGCATACGGCCGTTAGAAGACACTACATAGAGAATCGGACCTTCAGGCAGAAGGTCGAAGTTATTAGCCCCAAACAAGCGGGTTAGCTCTTTACGAGCTGTTGTGATGCGCGCCACTTGCTTAGGAGACACGACTCCACCGAGAGTACTAGGGTCAGGAATTAACATCTCGATAATGCTTTTCATGGCAGTGCTAGTGTTGGTGGTATTGGTAGAGGAGCTATCACTCTCTAACCCCTTAGTAGGGGCTCCTGTGTTAGAGAGCGGGCGGGTAGGAGTTACTGCTGCGGGCGCCGCACCAATAAGACCATCAATTGCTTGAATGGTTAACGCAACAGCATCATCGTTATTGACACTACTGTTAAAGACGAATTCCCAGTCTAATAACGTATTAGTGTCATCATATCCAGCGGCTTCAGCATATTCGCCATAGGTTTTATAATCGAGTACGCTATCATCGAGACCTACGACTTCACGACAAATCGCAGGATCTAAACTATCTACCACATCCATCCATGTATCATCAGGACCAGGTGCCCCGCTTTCTACAAACGCGGCCATGAGATAGTGAGTGCATAAGAGGCGGGCCACTAACGCCGGGTCGTACATAAGCAGAGCTGCTTCGTATTCGTCATTCTCATGCCCAGTACCTTCGTAGTAGGATTTAGTAGCGTCCCATTGAGTGGAGCCCGCGCCAATAGCAGCCTCAGACACCAGAGCTATATCTAGGTCTTCAGTAAGACCTAGAGCTTGGCAGTGGTGGACAAGCTCGTGAGTTATCGCGTATATATCTTCGAATGAAGGTACAGTAACGACACCGTCACAATAAGACGCTATGTCCCCTTGTACGAAGGTGACACCGCATAGTTTGCCTACGACTCTCATGCGGCAAGCCAGTACGTCACTTGGTAATTCTGATACTACAACGCTCATACAGCGTTTAACGCGTGCTGCTTTATCAGTAGCTTTAGCAGCTTTAGTTATCGCTAAAACGGCTTTAGCGTTTTTAGTTTTGTACTTCTTGCCTACACACGTGCGGCCGTTGCCGCGGTAGTTTACGCGGCCTTGGTCGAGGGCAGCGATAATACTACCAGCAGCATTATTTACGGTAGCAACGGCTTTAGCGCCGGTGCCGGTGTTAGTAGGACGCGAGGGACGCGCAAATACTGCGCTGACAACGCGCATTATAGGTTTGACCTTACGTTGTCGTAAGACAAGTTTGTCTAAGACATTACGATTGCGTAATACGGGTTTGCGGGCAGTTAAGGCTGCGGCAGCTGCGGCACGACGTAGCGCACGTCGTGCTGATTTTACAAATGCAGGGCGTTGTTGCTGAGGTAAGGAGCGGATGGGGCGGCCAGCCGGCGCAATACGACGAGAGCGACGACGTACTATGCGATTAGCGCGACGGCTCGCTATCTGCTGAGCACGGCGACCAGGGCCTACACGTCGTGCAGTAATAGGAGCACCTGCGATGATAGCGGCGCTGATAGAGGCTACAAGAACATTGGATTGAAAGACGATAGAGTTGATGGTATTCATGGTTAGTGGTAATATATAGCCACTAAAGGAAAAAGGGGCCCTGCTTGGGCCCCTTTTTATTAGTCAAGTAGATCGTTGATGTCGATGTCGACTGATAGGTCAGCCGGCACTTCCCAATCAGTAGTAGCATCTGATGATACTACTGACTCAGCAACAATACCTGGCTTAGATACTATTGCTGCAGCATCTCGTGCAGCCTTAGCAGCTTCCCGTTTGCGTTTGCGGGCGGCCGCTTTATTATGTAACTGTTCCGCAGTTACCACGTTAGATTTTGCCGTTCCCTCAAACCCATCTAGTATAGACGGGTCTATTTTGGGACGCACGACTTCCCGATGAAGTTGGATTTCTGCACCTTCAAGGTGAAAATACTGGGTTATTGCACCCTTATATTCCGTTTCGCGTCCAACGCGGAGGTCTTCCTCGCTGAAGCTAACTTTTACACACCCCCACGAGCTGTCCCACCCGTCTTCAAAATCTGTAGATAACTCTACAGACATTATCACGTCATCGCTGGCGTCTCCGGAGAGAAGCTCTACAAACTTGGCTGTAGATAAGCTACGGCCATCGGAGGTAGTGAGAGGTACCTCCCCGTTCTTATCGGATATCAGCCGGAACTCCAGCCAGTGGCTAGACCCATCCAGGCGGCGCTTGATAGCGCCATTGTGCACGTAAGCAAGAACGCCAGGCTTAGTGCTGGCAGTCTTGCTTACGTTAAGCGTGAATGTGTAGTTTTTCATGGTGGGTTGGTTAGAGGGGTTAGAAGGGTTAGAGGGGTTAGAGGCTTTGTTTTTCATTGTGAATACTTGGGTGTATAGGACTACTAAAAGAAAAGGGGCCAATTGCTGGCGTACTTAACGAACTCAGGCGCTGAGCTTCATTCCTCTTCTTTTTAACGCGCTATCATTTAAAGACGAGGGGCCCGTCTTTACTTCTTATTCAAGATAGAAGCGGGCCCATAGCATTAGTCTATTAGAATAATAATCTCTAAATCACCATCTGGTACAACGTACCAGCGATGACCATCAATATCTAGATGACACGCTGGCCCATCTACAGACCGACGTTGAATCGTTTGACGATTCAACACGTGAAGATAAGTGTGATAAGGGCACATGGATTTACCTCCTAGAGTAAATGTTCACTAGAAAGAAAAGGGGCCGCTTACCCAACAGCCCCTTAACTACACGACTAGCTACAGACTACGCAAGAGAGCGTGCCCCTCCTCTTCTACTTGATGGGAGAGAGCGCGAGCCTTCTCCCATAGGTTCTCAGCATCTACCACACATCCCTCGGCCGTGAGGAATATAGAGAGATTGCGGAGGCCCGTAACCTCTTCCATCACTAGAGCAAGGAAGGTTGTCACTAGAAGGAAAAAGGGGCTGTTAACCACAGCCCCTTAATATTATTCAGGTAGATCTACAGAGGGAGCCCAACCCGCCTCTAACATCGACACGTAATCGATGTCGGGATGGTAGTCCCGTTCAACATAAACTCCTTTACCCCGCTGGTAGCGGCAGAGGGGTAAGGGTACGTACTTGAGAGGCCGTATAAAGGCATAGTTACCCTCATTCCAGGTAGCCACCTCCCAGTAAGTAGCCCACTCAGGAAT